CCGTTACAAAGTTTATGTTGATCCATATTTCAGTGCGTCAGCAACTAACTTCTTCTGTGTAGGTTACAAAGGTTCATCTGCTTATGATGCAGGACTCTTTTACTGTCCTTACGTTCCATTGCAAATGGTTCGTGCGGTTGGTGAAAGTTCCTTTCAACCAAAAATTGGTTTCAAAACACGTTACGGCCTCGTATCCAATCCATTTGGAAACAGCGGTGGTGCCGGAGCTTTGACAGCCAATGGTAACTACTACTACAGATTGATCAGAGTTGACAATTTGATGTAAGTTATGTCTTTAGGAGTTATTACCCCTAAAGAACGTGAGAAGGGTGATTACTTAATTGTAGTCACCCTTTTTTTTTGTCCTAACTAAATATTACAGAAAGGATGTTCCATTTATGTCTGCATTACAAAATCAACCAATCAATACTAGTTTTTTGAGCCCTATTGGGTTTAAATTTCAACTTAACAATTTTCCGGCAGTAAACTACTTTTGTCAGTCTGCTACTTTGCCTGGAGTTTCTATAAGTTCTATTAGTGTTCCTATGCAATTAAAAAACATAGACATTGCTGGGGATGAAGTTACTTTTGAAGAGTTGTCAATAAAATTCATAGTAGATGAAAATATGAAAAATTGGTTATCAATTTATGATTGGATTATCGGACTTGGATTTCCAACTAAAGAGGGCCAAGAAAAATATGCAAAATTAGCAATAGCTTCAGAATTGACTACTGACGCAACTTTAACTGTATTGACCAGTAATATGAATCCACAGATAAATTTTGTATTCAGAGAGTGTTTCCCAACAAGTCTTTCTGCAGTTGCATTTGATAGTGGTGGAACAGATATAGATTATGTTACTGCAGATGTTTCTTTTCGTTATGATGTTTATACAGTTGAAAACCTACTCAACAATGACCCATCATACGAAGGAAAACCAGTTTAATTATTATTTAAGGAGGTGATTTGAAACTTGAAGATATTCAAGAACTTTGGCATAGAGATCGTGAAATTGATTATACAGAACTGGGCACAGAATCCATTCGTATCCCGCTAATTCACGACAAATATCTTAAAATTTTTACTGATGAACGAATCAGACTAAAAGGAGTTGAGTTTGAACTATCTAAAATAGTTCGGGCTAAGACTGAGTATTATTCTGGTAAAATGTCTCAAGAAGAACTTGAACGGCGTGGATGGGAACAATATTTGGGAAGACTTCTCAAGAATGAAATAGCTAAATATATTGAATCAGATGATGATGTACTCAAATTGAAACAACAATTAGTAGTTCTACAGGAAAAAGTAAACTATCTGGACTCTGTTATTAGGATGATAAACAATCGGGGATTCCAAATAAAGAATGCTTTAGATTGGTTGAAATTTACAAATGGAAATAATTAACATATCTAAAAAAAATGAAGTCTATATCAAGATAGATTCTGAAGCTTCAACTGCTCAGGAAATTTGTGACCATTTTACTTTTATGGTGCCTGGCTACACATTTATGCCAGCATATCGTAATAGACTTTGGGATGGAAAGATAAGGCTTTTTAATGTTCATAACCGCCTTCTTTATGGAGGATTGTTTGAACATCTTTGTAAATTTCTCTATACCAGAGACTACAAAGTTAAGTTTGATTCAGATTTTAATAATGAAAAAATAAAGATTAAGAAAGATTTTATAGATTCATTAAAGTTACCAGTAATCCCTAGAGATTATCAGATGATTGCTGCCAACCATGCCCTGACCCACCACAAAGCACTTTTACTTTCACCAACAGCTTCAGGTAAATCTTTGATTATCTATATACTTATAAGGTATTTAAATTTGAAGACTCTTATTTTAGTTCCTACTATATCTCTTGTTTCTCAAATGTATAATGATTTTAGACAATATGGATTTGATGTAGCAAACAACTGTCATACGGTTTTTGCTGGAAGAGATAAAGGTTCTGAACTGCCTATCATAATATCAACATGGCAGTCAATTTATAAGATGCAACAAAAATACTTTGAACAATATGAACTTGTGATTGGTGATGAAGCTCATGGTTTTAAGTCAAAATCTCTCACATCTATAATGACCAAATGCATTAATGCAAAATATCGTATAGGAACAACTGGAACATTAGACGGAACACTAACTCATAAATTGGTGCTAGAAGGTCTATTTGGTAAGGTCTACAAGGTCACCTCAACAAAGAAGCTTATAGACAGTAAATATCTATCACCCTTTACTATCAAAGCAATTTTAATAAAACATCCAGATTCAATATGTCATGATCTTAGGAAAATAAGTTATCAAGAAGAGCTGGATTATTTGATAAATTCTGAAGCAAGAAATACATTTATAAAAAACTTAGTGCTAGATCTAAAGACTAATACACTTCTTTTATTTCGTTTTGTTGAAAAACATGGAAAGATACTTTACGATATGATAAAGGAGGAATCAAATGGTAGAACAATATTTTTCGTTCATGGAGGAACGGATGCAGATACAAGAGAACAAATTAGACATATCGTTGAATCAGAACGAAATGCAATCATCGTTGCTAGTTATGGCGTATTTAGTGTTGGCGTCGATATTAGGAATCTTCATAACATCGTCTTTGCTAGTCCTTCTAAAAGTCGGGTTAGAAATCTTCAGTCAATAGGTCGAGGATTACGAAAATCTGAAAAGAAAGATATAGCTACATTGTATGATATTGCTGATGATCTGTCTTATGGTAGTAATCACAACTACACATTAGATCATTTTGAAGAAAGAAAGAAAATATATAAAGAAGAACGATTTACTGTAGCTGAATATATTGTACAATTGAAGACTTAATAAATTATTCATTTAACCCCTACACTAGTATTATAACACCTGTCAAGAGCTTTGTCAAGTGGTTGACATTATCAAGTTATTATGGTATAATATATAAAATAACAACTAATAGGAGGGCAGTTTGGCAAAAGTAAAACCAATACATTATGTAGATAATGAAAAGTTTTTGAAAGAAATGATAATATATAAACGTGGATTTGATGAGGCAAAAGAAAAAGATGAACTTCCGCCAATGATTTCAGAATATCTTGGTGAATGTTTCATGAAAATAGCACAACGACTTTCTTTTAGACCCAATTTTATAAATTATGCTTTTAAAGATGATATGATTTCAGATGGTATTGAAAATTGTATTCAATACATAAAGAACTTTAATCCAGAAAAATCATCCAACCCATTTGCATATTTTACTCAAATTATCTACTATGCTTTTATTAGAAGGATACAGAAAGAGAAAAAACAACTGTATATAAAATATAAAACTATGCAAAGTGCTCCATCTTTATTGGAAAATGTAGAAGTGTCTGCAAATGACGGTGATAAAGGATATAATCAAGAGACAATGAATACTGACCAAAAAGCAAATATGTATAATTTTATTAAAAACTTTGAGGATGCAAAGGCTGCGAAGAGTGTAGCTAAAAAACCAGCCAAAAAGACTAACCTTGAATATTTTATGGTAGCATGAAGGTAGCATTAATAAATGACACACATTTCGGTGCGAGAAATGACAGTCAAGCTTTTATGAATTATTTCAAAAAGTTTTATGAAGAAGTATTTTTCCCCACTCTAGAAGAACGAGGTATCCTTAACATTATCCATTTGGGTGATGTCGTTGACCGGCGAAAATTTATCAACTGGAAAACTGTATACCAAATGAGAGAAATGTTTTTTGATGTGTGCCATGGACGACACATAAATCTTCATCTAATAGTTGGTAATCACGATACATATTTTCGTAATACAAACATAGTAAATAGTTTGGATGGTCTTCGCTTAGAAGAAAATCACCAATTTCACATTTATCAAGAACCTACAGAGATTGAATTAGATGGTAATAAGTTCTTTCTGCAACCTTGGATATGTGATGAAAATAAAGAACAATCCCTCAAAGCTATAGAAGAAACAACTGCTCAAGTATTATTTGGACATTTAGAAGTTAAAGGTTTTGAAATGCATGCAGGTCAGTATAGTCANAGTGGTATTGATGCAAGTATGTTCAACAAGTTTGACATGGCCTTTAGTGGCCACTTTCATCACAAGTCTGATAATGGTAACATTTATTATCTTGGTAATCAATATCAAATAACTTGGTCTGATTATAAAGATACAAAAGGATTTCATATATTTGATACAGACACCAGAGAGATAGAGTATATTGTAAATCCATTTGAGATGTTTCATAAAATTTATTATGATGATGAAGAGATGACTCTGGAATCTATTCAAAATGATGACTATTCGGTGTATAAAGGTTGCTATGTAAAAATAGTAATAGTGAATAAAAAGAATCCATTTTGGTTTGATACTTTGATGGATAAACTTTATGCTGCTGATGTGGCTGATATTTCAGTTGTGGAGAACTTTGACCAAGACTTAGATATTGAAGATGATATGATAAATGAAGCAGAAGATACACTCACCATTCTTTCCAAATATGTCAATTCATTAAATATAGATAATAAAAAAGAACTTGACAATTTA